TACCCTATACTTTTCGTTGAAAAAAGGTGTACAGCCTGTACCTCAGCCCTTGTTGCGCCCCGGTTCAATTTTTTAATCATAACATAAAGGACAACCTTATGAATATAAACCTAGACAAGCTAGTCTTAAAGTTCTCATCCTATAACTCTCGCACACAGTCTTTCGACAAGGTACTTGCCGAAAAGCCTCTGGAAGATATGTCTGACTCTGAAGCGAATCAGATCATCGAAGATTCTTCACAGATTTCCGTATTCGTGGATGATTGCGATAAAGCTGATCAGCCAGCCATTCTCCAGAGAATGGAAGAATATCGTTCCCAGTTAGAGTGGCGTGGTGAGGCTGATAGTAGTTCTTACCAGTACGTGAGTAAGAAAACTGGTGAAGTGGTCAAGGGAACGTCATTCTTCATCCAACGAGACCCATCTCGTAAGATCACTGCAGGTAGTTTCTTCAAGCGTCTTGCTGGACAGAAGATCAAGCCAGCTAATGGTCTCGTTCGATAAGAGCGATCAGATTAAGGGGGAGTCATAGTACTCCCCTTTTTTAATCCCTGCAAATAAAAATCGCTTTAACACTCTAATCACAATTAATAACAAAAGGAATCTATATGAAAGTCTTATAAGAGGATTGTTTCCAGTACCATTTTAGCGACTTGGGCTGTTTCTGTTTGCCTCGAAGTAAACACACGAATTGAATACAAAGCTATACCATAATCACATTAAAAAGGATATACAATGCGTTATTTATTAACCCAATCAAAAGAAAGTCTCTTTCATCATTTTTTACCTTCAGGAAGTGTAGTAGTGGTTTCAATACCAAAGAAAAACTTCCCGAATGTTCTCCAAGCACTGGCAAAAGCTAGAGAGCAAGTATTTGGAAAGTAGTCCTTTACTTTCTATTGCTTAGGGGGAGTTATGACTGGTCTTACAGTTGAAACTTCCCCTATTTTACTTTGGGGCATAAAAATATAAATGAATAAAAAAACATCAATGAGAGTAATGAAGTTTGCATAATATTTCTTCATTGAAGTTTTTGGCAGTTATGCCTTTGCCCCTAAAAATTATTAACAAAAAAAGGATAAAAATGAAAACATTAAAAGGCATTAAAGATATTAAATTTGTTAACAACGTATCGGAATTAACTCCTATTAAATCAAATGCTGGCTGGTACATAGGTAAAGTGTATAATGATGAGGGTTTTCTTATGCCTTACTCAAGAAACACCGATTATGTGAGTAAAGATATTGTAGTTGCATTGATAAACAATACAAAATATTTAGATTTATTAAAAAAAGGCGTTAACAAGCCTTAAATAACAAACCTGGGGCCAATGTATCAGTTGCCCCTAAATCTCTCCATATTAAAGCGATTAAGGTCTTAAAACACCCCATATATCGCTACAATTCAAACACTTCAAATATAAAAAACAGTCAATAATAAAATAATCAATATTTTTCAGGAGTGTGTAATGATTTACAATATTAGAAAACCAAGATGTTACCCCCTGTATCAATTACATATTAAAGGATCTTGTTACACCATTAGAAAAGGAAATAAAATAATAAAATACTTAGATGGTGCTTATGGTCATAAAAAATGTTTAGATGATGCATTAAAATGGGTAAAGGAAAAAGAAATATTAAAAACATTTTAAATATAAAATAGGAAGAAATAGTGGATTAGGCTGAAAAGCACTAATCGTGTACGCATAGTTAATAAATTTTTTTATACAAGTGCTGTGGACTAGGCAATAAGGGTCGCTACCTAACGAAACGTGGATATTAATTGTCACCACGAACACAGCACACAAATTAACAAGGAACAGCTTATGACAATAAATGAGCTAAACATTACTTTATCTGATCTTACAATAGAAAACCTAATCGAATATTTTGACGGATACGGTATTGTTGTAACTGATGATGAATTAATTAAAAAACGAATTAAACAACTGCACAATTATACACCTTGTCTAGGATACGATGTCATTGCAGATGAAAATGGACATCTCTACGAGGTTAATTGTGAATGTTGGTATTGTAAACCCATAACAAAAGGAGTTATAGTTGAAAAACGTAACTAAAACAGTAACGAAAACAGAAGAGTCTTTACTCTTATTAAGTAACAATATAGAATTTGTATCCAATGTTCGTAAGGGCGTTGATACAAAATCAGACTCATTTAAAAACTTAAAAACCAGTATTAATAACAATGGTTTAAGAAGTGCATTAAATGTGTATAAAGATCCTGTAGATGGCAAATATTACCTTATTGCAGGGCACAGAAGGTTAAAAGCAATTCAGGAATTAGAAAATGAGTATAATATTACTTCAGAAGTTCCAGTTATTGTTTCTCCAGCTCCCAATGGAGACTTGTCTACCCTTCAGTTGGAAGAAAACCTATTAAGAGAAGATTTATCTTTCTTAGAGGAAATTCTAGCGTTTAAACAAATGATAAAAAAAGACAGCACTATTAAGGAAATCTGTGAAAAGTTTGGTCATTCACACGCTTACGTAAAGGAAAGATTGCACTTTTCTAACTTATCAAAAGAATTGTTAAAACCTTATGTTTTTAATTCTGATAAGTTTAATAAAAAAGATATGAAAGAGTTTGCTACAAATACGTTGCAAATACAAAGAGAAGCATTGAACTGGGCTGCTAAGATTTCTAAATCAAAAAGCCTTACTGCTTATGTAAAAGACTATTTTGGTATAGATGATAGAATTCAATGTTTTCTTCGTTATGAAAACTTGGTTGGAATAAAAGAAAGCAAAGATGTTTTAATAGACCTTTGTCAAGGATTGTCTGAATTCGAAGAATTGCAGTCTCTTTATCAAAATAAAAGACAAGATTCATTGCAATTGTTTAAAGAGTTTACAGAAGATTATGACGGTACTATAGGTTTTGTAAAATTTGCTTTAACAAATCATCCTAACGAGAAAATGAAAGAACTATGGACTAGATTGCTTGAAACAAAAGTTGTTGCAGATATACGATATGACTGGAGTGATAATGTGTCAAGAGCTAGTTCTTTATGTGAACTGATGATAGCACTGTTTAACAAACCTAAAGAAATAGATAAGATTGTAGGCAGATGTGAATTAAAAGATGGTCAGGTATTTGTTAAAATTAAAGCAAATAAAAAAGAGGGATCAAAGGAAACTGTTGAAAGAACAAAATATTATCTTCAAACAAAGAAGTTTGCAAGGGCTACAGTTCATTCATATATAGATCACTTGTATGAAACTTATAGAAAAGGAAAACCTACTGAAAAACAAGTAGAGTTTATTATGAAAGATGAATATGGTATTTCTTTAAAAGACATATCTGTTGGAAGTCATCAGTATGGTTACAACTTAAAAAGAATACATGAAATTTCTCATAACGATCCTAAAGCGTTAGCACAGGAGATTTTTCATTGCTTAGTACGTGAGTATATGCTTCGTTGCACCATACAAGAACTTGATCGGTTTGCAAAACTGATTGACGGTTCAATGTCTTATAAAGAATGGTGCTTATTATGTTGGGATACAAATACCACTATTAAAGAAAATATGCTTTTAGCTATTTCAACAACAAACCTAAGAAATGCTTTTAAGCAAACGGGTTCAAAGAAAGATATTGTTAAATATAAAACAGAACAAATGGGTATTAAGTTTCCATTTAATGATATATTTACAAGCAAAGAAGCAGATTGGAAGGGTATCGAAGTTAAGTCAGCTTACCTCGATAAGAAGCTTATTTATGACGATATAGTTTAAATAAGTTTCAGCTAATAAGGGGGGCGTTCCGCATTTCGCCCCCTTTATATTTAATTAAGCTCAGGTCCTCCTATAACCATTTTGCTTTTAACTGAAAAATGTGATTCGTGAAAATCTAAGTCAACCCAATTAAAACATTTAGTATTAACAAGTGAACCATCTTTTGCAATGTATTGAATGTCGGTTTCAAGAAAATAATCTTTGTCTTTCGAAACCAGTTTTTTAAATAATTCTAAACCTTTGAAAAATGATTTTGTTATGCTCATTAATCCTTTATAACTGTCATTTGTAATGAACTTTTTTATACTAGCTTCATCACTGCTTCGTTCATACTCTCCTAAATTATAAATCTTATACTTTACAAATGATTCAGAATATCCTAAAGCTCTGGAAAGATTTTCTACTCCTTCTATTGATTTGATAGTCCTTCCAAAATCTAACTTTTTAAGGTTTAATCTAATTTCTGTTTCAATTAAAAGATCTTCATTTACATTGTTCCAAAGTTCTCGTTCAACCAGTTTTTGAGCTGGAGCCTTTTTAAGGGCTTCAATGTCTTTTTCCTGATATTTGATAATCTTATGTAACTTGTCAATATAGCTTTCACTATCTATCTCTGTGCCTACTCCTTTATTATGTAGCATTGGGTTATCCTTAATTTTTAGAGTTAAAGTTCCTTTATGTAGCCTAATATCCTTTTTATAGATAGAAACAAGCTTATCATAGCTTTTATCACTCATCTCCTTTCCTTCAATCCAATTATACAGAGTTGATCTGCTTATATTGGTTCGTTTGGAAATTGAAGTAAGCGATAAGTCCGTTTTTCGCAACCAATTAATTACTTCATATTTATTCATAGTTATTAACCCTCCATACACAAAAAACTTAACAATATTGTACACTAAATAAAAAATTTTTTCTTTAAACTGGACAATTATGTCCAATTTGTAGTATCTTAAAAGGAGTCACAATGCAAATAAAACAACGATTAACTTCCAAAAAGAAACATATATTGATGTCAAACTCAATAAAGTTTCGAAATTCAAATCGTCCACATATCACCAATCATAATAGTCAAAATTTCCTAAAAGAATTTAAGGAATTTTACGATTCAAATATGAATGAAGTTGTAAAAATTCGTTTAATGACCAAATGGCAATTGTCTAACTATATGAGAATGATTGATAGCAATAAGGCTATTCAGATAGCTAGAAAGATAAAAGACCGACGAGAATTCAATAAGTATGTTGGCAAAGATATTAGAAAAATGTTTTCTAATTATATGTTTGCTAAACATAGATATTTTTCTCTAACCAAATAATTGAGGTAGGCTCTTGACAATAACTACCGCTTCCTTACCCCTTCCACATACACACGTTGAGAGCCTTCTCATATCTATAATGAGAATAAATTCCAAACAATGTCCATATTGCAAGTCAAATTTAGTTGGACAGTCGTACACTTATTACGATCCTGAGTTAAGAGAAAAAAATATTGAAACTAGCTTAGAATGTATACCTTGCAGAAGAGAAATAGATATATCCGATTACTTTAATACACAATTATTAAAAAAGGAAACAAATGATAGTGTTAACAGATTTACAAGAAGCTTGGGCAGAAATGTTCAATAAAATTGATTCTTTTGTTGAAAAAGCACAAAAAACAAATCCTGAGTTGGCAAAAGAGTTAGATAAAAAAACTATCCTTAAAGCAATGGCGGCAACTCAAAAGTTAGATGCTCTTCTTGTACAAGCAAAGAAACAATCCGATGCCAAACAAAAACATAAAGATCAGGAAAGTCTTTTTAGTGACTGATTTAAATAAAGAAGCAGAAAACTTCTATCCTTATTTAAGCAGATTAGGATTTCCGTCAGAAGAAAATGCTGTATCTAATTTGGTGTCCAAGTTTGAAATAAACGAAAAACTAGCAAAAGATATATATAAACGATGGATTAGAGATTGCGATAAATATCGTGCCGATAATTTAGCAGAACCGCATCCTATTCATAAAAAGAGAATGGAAACATTAAACATACTAAGGAAAACCTTATGATGAATAAACTAATGGTTCATTGCGGTGGAATAAATGCAGACTACAATGAAGTTTGTAATGTCCCACTTCCACAGGAAACAGAGACATACGTTCCTGTTCCATATAAAGATATAATAGACAATACAAAAGAAGTAGCCGATACATTACTTAAAGGTTATGAGTATGATGGCTCTCAGTATGCTTTATCAGGTAAAAATAAAGATGACAACTATAACAAATTCTTCGGGGTTCACTACTATAAAGGTGAAAATGAAGAAATGCACCAAGCAATTGGTATGCGTTCTAGTTATGACAAATCAATGGCAAATGGCGTTTGTGCTGGTGCTAGAATATTTGTCTGTGATAATATGGCTTTCGTAGGTGAAATCACTATAATGAGAAAGCATACTAAAAATGTATTAGGTGATCTTCAAGACAAATTGGTAAGTGCTTTATACAAAGCGAATAATAACTTTGCCAATATTGTTAAAGATACTCAGACAATGAAGGATATGCCTGTAAGTAAAGATCAAGCTTACGAGTTTATAGGTAAAGCTAGAGGATACAAATTGTTATCAGCTAATCAATCTAATGATGCTTATAAAAACTGGGATAAACCTCCTTTTGAGGAATTTGAAGATAATAATATGTGGTCTTTATACAATGCTTGTACAGAAGCGTTAAAAACAAGTCCACCTAATAAAATAATAGAAAAGCACATCGCTCTGCATAAAAGAGCAATGGCATAGTTTGGCATATGAAGGGCTGGATCTTTTTTTTGTACCAAGAACCCACTACTACTACCTACCTTCTTGGTTTTTTTCAGCCCTTCACTCCCTTAAATAATTTAACAATAGGAGAATAATGAGCGAATCACAAAACGCTAACTTTGAAGAAATGTGCGATATGTACGCAGTTCTTCGTAATGAAGATATAAAAGGTATGACTGAACAGAAAGGAAGATTTGACTACTTGTCTTGGGCGAAAGCTTGGGATCTGGTAAAGCAATTCTTTCCTAGATGTGATTATAAAGTAAAGAAGTTTCCAACTGAATTAGGTGGAAATAAATATCTACTTCCTTATACAATATTACCTGATGCAAGTGCATTGGTATTTGTAGAAATTGAAATAGAAGACAGAGAAGGCGATACTCACAATGCAACTATGGAACTTGCTGTAACTGATAATTCAAATAGATCAGTTAAAAATCCCGATTCTGTTCAAATCCAAAACACTATTCGCAGATGCCTAGCAAAAGGTTTATCTACATTAACTGGATTGGGTATAGAACTGTGGGCTGGTGAAGATATTAAGCTGATTGATTATAAGAAAGAAACTCACGTTACTGGTGATGATATAATTCCGGGTATGGTAACTGGTGATCAAAGCAGAAAACTAAATGAAATGATGCTTCACAAACAATGCCCTTCAAAGTCAAAGATAGAAATACAAAAATGGAAACAAAAAGGGTTTAACGGTCTTTCTGAAGCTGAGGCAGCAATTCTAATCGCAGATACTAAGATTGGTATAGATAACAATAAAACGCCTACAAAAACTAGGTTAGATAAAGTTATAAAAAAGGTTGAGACCTTAGATCTTCCTAAAGAAAAGAATAAAGCGGCTATGCAGTTTTTAAATGGAAATATAACAAATAAAACTCTCGATGAGTTTGAACAACAACTAACAAATATGGAGAAGAAATGACTGGCTTTGGAAAAGTAAATTCATCTTCTAATGGGTCTAATAAAGATTGGCCCAAAGGAGTATGGATTAAATGCGCTCAAATAACAGAAATAAAAAATACGACTGAAAAAAGTCAATATGATAATGACATCTGCATTAATGTAAATGCTACTACACCTGAAGATACTGTATCAAAGTATGGTATATATTGGTATATGAATTGCAATCACCAAAAAAATGAAAGAGGTGAAGTTGTAGGCTGGGGTTCTCCATTTGGTGATAACAAAGTTCAAGGACCTTCTGAAAATATTGCAAACTTTCTTACAGCACTTGGTCACGATATTACTGACACTACTTTAAATGAAGATAAAAACGGACTTTCTGATGAAACTATGCGTGATTGTATTGGCAGAAAATGTTATGTCATTCAATACGAAACAACAGATATTAATTCAAAAGGAAATAACAAAAGAAAAATTCTTCCTTATAAGTTTGGAACTGTAGAAGCTGGTGTAAAGCCACTTTTAGAATGGTGGAGAACACGAAAGAACAAGCCTAAAAACTATAATGACGATAGTTCTTTAGGAGCCATTTGGAATAGTAAAGAAGTTGAAGGCGAAGCAGAAATGAGTATCGCAGACAACCTAATGCCTGACCTATCCTAATGGATTTCAATTTTGCAAGACCAACTAAAAGTGTTGGTTCGAAAGTTCCCAAATTAAGCGTTGAAAATCTTATTATTGAATTTCTTCAACAGCTTCCACCGGGTACAGTAATAGGCTCTCATCATATACAAATAGATGCTCCTCAATGGGCATATAGTACATATAAGAAAAGATTCAATCCCGATACGTTTATGAGAAAATTTAGAGGGATTAAGAATGAAAAAGATTATATGCTCAAAAACGCAGGTGTTTCTTTAAAAGAAGTGTCGGTATTTAAAGGTGAAAAAAGTTGGGAAATCCAACACACTTCGTAGAAATAGCTTCAGGACATATAGCCAATAGAGGTCGGGCAGATTTAATTGATAGTCTGCCTAGCCTCATTGGGCTGGCTGAGAATAAACACGAATTATATCACAGTTGGTATTCCTTTGATCAAGAAATTCAAAGTCATCTAGATGGTAGAAATTCTATAAGCACTTTTAAGGGTGTTTATTATGTTGATCAAATTATTCTAGACCTTGATTATAAAGAAATAAATGAAGAAGAAAGGCTTCAAGCATTAAGATTCTTTGTAAACACAGATCTAATAGAAGATTTGTCAATAAAGGAAGAACACATACGTATTTGGTATAGTGGAACTGGTTTTCACGTTACATTACCTGATCTGTTTGGGTTTACTCCTTCTACCACTCTTCCCTTTTCAGTTAAAGCAACTTTGGAAAGTGTATTTCCAGATGCTGATAAAATCTATGACGGAGCAAGATTGATAAGATCTCCTTTTAGTTACAACAAAAAGAGCGGTTTATTTAAAGTGCCATTAACTTTAAAAGAACTGAATACTTTTAGTTTAGATGACATTAAAAAGAAAGCTTCTACAATCCCTAATGAAATAGATTTAAACAAGTACGCATTTGAAAATGTAACTCCATATCTCAAGCAGTATTTAAAGCTTGAAGTTGAAAAGGTCTATAACAATGTTACTGTTCAAAGGTCTACATTTGATATTGATCCTACTAGAGTAGTGACTTGTATGCAGACTCTGTTGTCTAAACCCCCTATTCCGGGAGAGAGAAATGAGTCTATGATGAGAATCGCTGCTTGGTATAGACGATCAGGTATTCCCAAAGAAACTGTAATTCAAACATTGATCGGTTGGACTGGCAATAAAGAAGAAGCTATTAGTACTGTAAATAGTGCTTATGAAAAAGGCTACAATTACTGGTGCAATGATTACATAATGTCTAAATACTGTGATCCAAAATGTATTCATTTTAAACGGAAAGATTATTCTATGCCGATTGAAAATATGAGTACATTAGCTGAAAAGTATAAAGAGTTTCTAAAGTCTGGTATATCAAAGAGTGCTTTTAACTTTAAAGATCTTTACCGTAATTGGAATTCTGACTTTTGGGTAATGCCCGGTGAGCTTGTTATTCTTCTAGGTGACACAGGAATGGGTAAGTCTACATACTTATCCAATCTTGCTGTTATGTTAAGAAAACACAAGATCCTTTATCTGTCACTAGAAAATACCTGGCACCTTACTTACAGGAGATTTATACAAATCTCTTTAGGGTATTCTAAAAGCGAATCTAATAAGTATCACGAAGAACTTAAGGATATGTCTGCTTTATACGATTCAGTAGATCACATACATCCAGTTCATAAATGTCCCGATGTAGACAAACTTGAAGAAGAAGTTGCACGGTTTAATCCAGATATAGTAATGGTTGATCCTACCAATAAAATTATTGTGAAAAATATTCATAATGAGTTTGATAAAATGAATTCTATTATAACAAGACTAAAAGACATAGCTGTTGATCAGGAATGTATTGTAATAGCAGTTCATCATATTAATAAGGAATCAGCTAAAACTGGTTACGTTGATCTTAATTCTGCAAAAGGTTCAAGTACGGTTGTACAAGAAGCTGATAAAGTCTTAACGCTTAACGGAACTAGAACAGCAAATGGAAGAATAATTAACTCTGATAAAAACAGAGACGGAAAGGGTCTTAAAATAATGTTTGAGTTCAATAAAGAACATATGATATTTAAAGAACCACCTCCCGTTGTTCTGCACGATCAAGAGTTTGATAGGACAAACGCATGAAATACTTATTTAAATTAGAAATGTTAGATAATTGTGAAGGAGTCGGTGCTAGAATTGTTCTCTTTACTTTAATGAATATGTTTGTTGGTTTTCACAATGTGAACGGTGAGCATTTTAATCTAGGGTTTGGTGTAGGACCAATGGAATGTAGCATTACTCTACATAGATGGACTAAGTGGCTACCTTGAGCAACCCAAGTAAACGTAAAGGTAATTCTTTTGAGCGAGAGCTTGTCAACAACGCTAAGGGCTGGGGTTTCTCAGCCCAACGCGCTTGGGGATCCAATGGTCAATCATTAGGACTGCACGAAGAAGTTGATCTAAAGATAGAAGAATATACAGTTCAAGCAAAACGCAGAAAAACACTTCCTAAATATTTAAAGTGTGAACACACAGATATAGTAGCATTTAGAGAGGATCGTGGAGACACGTATGCTTTAATACCAATGGATAAATTTTTAACACTTTTAAAAAAGGTAAAAGGATAATTATGGAATGGGTTATAAAGAAAATGTTAAGACCTTCTCCAAAAACTCTTAAGCACAATGCAAATCACGCTCATATTGAAAGAAAATTAAAGCTTTGTCCTTCTTGTGATATGGTATGGTCAATTGCAACTGGTGGTCACGCTGCTCGATATACAGATATGCCTACATATGGTTTAAAAAGGATTAAATGCACAATTTGTAAATAAACATTTGGGGTTCAAGCTTGAAACATAAAACTGTAATTCTTTTGGTATGAGCAAAGAAGCAATGTGTAACAAGTGAAATGGTTGGCGCTGTTTGAACCCCAATAAACTTTAAATAGAAAGGAAAATAGATGTCTGAATTGACAATGAAAACAGAAACAAGAACTGAACAAATTTACAAATTTGGAATTTGGTTTGAGTTAGACGAAATAAAAGAAATTACCGAATCTCTATACCAAACAAACAAAGATGGTAAACTTGCTTCACAGATGAATAAGTTTCATAAAGATGCGAATGATGAGCTTTTAGCCACACGAAGAAATACAACAAACTTGGTTAGTGATCAGGAAATAGTTGAATCAAATCAAGGTGCTTGTAAAGGACCCAATTGTGACTAAATATATTAATTCTCACCACACACAAATTAACACAAGCGGTTTAGTCGGTATGTACAAAGAAATGCTTGAAAGAGGATTAATTGCAAAAGGTGGATCCGCTTATAACAGATATAAAAAACTAGAAGACAGACAATCAAGTTTTAATAAATGGAAAAGGCTACCAAGAGCCATAAGAAACCAAATCCAAGGTGCAAAAACTATTAAATCATCAACAACAAATAGGAGTGAAAATGAGTGATACAAGTTGGACAAATTATGCTTACCATATGTTTGTAAATAACAGTATGGAATGGATAACAATGCTAATGATTGCTATTTGGATATTTGTCAATACCTACAGAGAACATCTTAGGCAAGATCAATTAGACAATATGCAAAATAAATTAGACGAAATATGGGATGGAACACACCCAAATGGGTAACGCTTTAGATGCTTTTCAAAATAATGAATCATATTATGAAGGTGAGTTAGCTAAACTTTCTGGAGATCTTATGAAATCAGACCATATTATAGAAAAACTAAAAGAAGTTTTACGTATGATAAAGATGGATATAAATAATGTTCAGTCTTTTGAACCCGATGATTACGGGCTTAATAAAGTATCTGAAATGATTACTAAAACACTTAATAAATACGGTGATGAAAAATGTTAACTATTTGGACAATTGCTGAATGGATTGCAAATATGTTAGTCCTAGGCGTTGCATTGCTTGTTTGGATAGGTGTTTTATTTGGAGGGTTGGGATTAATAGTATTCTCCTTAACCCTTTATGATAGATTAAAACGGAGATTGTCAGTATAAAGATTTAACGAAGATGGTAAGGAAGTCAGTATGGAGATATACAGATGGCTTCCAGATTGGAAACTGCCGATGAAAGAGGTAAAAGAAAAGCTCGAATACTTGATTTAATCTATTACTTTGGTGAAGATGCTGAAGAATGGGTTGATCTTAAACTGGTTGCAGAAGATAAGGCGATTGAAAGTTGGCGAGGTAAAAACCCAACAGAATATCCGCCTTATCTCTGCTTGGGATGCAATAGATATTGGTGTTATAAACTTAATGTACGCAAGAAAAAAGTTGTGGACTATTTAAGTAAACATATCTTTGGCGGCATACCCTGTGACAAAAGAATATGCGAGGTGTGCAATGGATAGAACATTTATGTGGCGAGAACATCCATTTATTCGTGGCGATAAAAATTATCGTTATCAAACTAACAACCCCGATATACATAAAAAAATGAGACAGAGAAAAGACTTTAAGCTAGTCTTATGGTCTCTTAACTCAAGATTATGGGTTTACGTTTCAAAGAAAAATACGCTCGAGAAAGCTAAAAGAACCTTAGGCAACCTAACACGTGATAAGGTAAAAAAAGTGACCTCTAGCAAGCTATTTTATACTGAAAATACCCCATATATCGCTAGCAAATAGGAATTTGAAATGAGCATTATTCAAAAACAAATAGATAAAGTAATGGATTCAATTGTTCACGAATTAAATAAACACGATCAAGAACAACAAATCCGTTTTTTATTAGAACAGATATACGATAAAAACAATCTTAAAGAGTCTGAACAAGCAAAAGAAATCGAAGAAGATTTTGACTTTATACTTAAAGAAGAAAAAGAGGCAAGAGCATAATGACAAACGACAGATATAATGATACTATTGATGGATTTTTAGGAGACTCCCATAAAATGGCTTCTAAAAAAAGAATAGAATACACTATTAGCCAAGGTGAAAAAGACGTACACGCTAATTTTAAAAACGTAGGAAAAAGATTAGAAATTGATCCCAAACAAGTTATAATGGTTTATCTATTAAAACATATGGATTCTATTACTAATTACGTTAATACGGGTACTGAATACTCTGATGAGAAGATTGAAGAAAGAATCTCAGATGCTATTCAGTACCTATTGTTATTAGTTACTTTAATAGTAGATGAAAGAGGCTATAGTGTTTCAAGACACAAAACAAAAGGATTGCAAAATGATCCCGAATGTTAAATCGAATTGGTATCATCAATCTGTTTCAAATGAATCAAAAAAGAAAAATCACGTATATACTGATATTGGTTTAGACCAAGGATGTAAACATAAATGGTTCAATTTGTATGATAGGTCAGATGTAGTTTCTTCTGAACTGCTAAGTCAGATAAGATTTCAAGATGACTTTGTACCAATTGAAGACAGAGTATTTGATAATAGTGATCCAAGAACTTGTGACTTGAGATTGCGTAATATGTTAATTAACACAAAGGAGTAGTAATGACAAAAAATAAAAGAATTATACTGTATATTGAAGAAAAGAAATTTATTCAATGGTGCATTGAAAAACATCCTCCATTTATGAAAGATACTTTAATCAAAGAACACATTCTTGAAGATATTTATAAACATAGTATGTTTCAAGTAAAGACTACTGATTTAGTTGATCATTATGAAGATTGGTTATATGAATATTCGCCTGTATTTCTTAGTGATGTGTTTAAATTTGAAAATGATAATTTAATTGAATTTGCAATTGAAAATGGTTTGTTAGATATGAAAGGGTTTGGCGAAAAGTATAAAATAAAAGTGGTACGAGAAGGTACACTTGATTATCCAACAGAAGAGCAATTAGAAAAAGGAGTTAAGTAATGGGTTGGGAAATAATAAAAGATAAAGAAAGAGAAATAATAGGGTTTTTCTGTAATACAGCAGACATATGTTTTGGACCAATAATCTACAATGATGAGCATATGCTAGAAAAACAAGAATTGTATAATCATTTCATAGATAATGATCCGAGAGAGTTATCAGAAAACGAAATAAGAAATGAAGTAGACGATTTAGTAAAACAAAGAGAGGATTAGATTACAAAATAAAATCCTCAACATCAGTTGCAAGTAAAGGGGCATAGTGACGTTCCGTAGTAAGTACGCTACTATGTCCCAATAATTTACTTACCTTATATATAGGGATGTCATTCTTTACAATTAGATTGTATCCAAAAGTTCTTCTTAAATCGTGAAACCTACCATCCTTAATCTCCAGTCTACGCAGATTCTTTTTAAACTTCTTAGACATATACTCACCGCTATACTCCCACATCCCCTCTTTTTCAGATAAAATCATTCTAGCTTGTTTGTTTAAACGAACCAACCTTCTACCTGATTTACCATCTACTTTAAAATATAAAGGCTGAAAATCCCAAGATTGAAGATTTTCTAATTCAGAACGTCTTGCACCTGTGTAATAAGCAAAGTGAATAAACTTTCTAAAATCATCGTGTGTTGTTTCGTTTAGAATTAGTTTCATTTCAGCATCATTAAAAACACGGGTTCTAGGTATAGATGATCCTATTTTCTGAAACTTAACTACATTAGTTCGTATGTTTTGTTTAGCACCCCAGTTAATACAACTGTTCACTCTACCCTTTACGATGATTGCAGCGTTCTTGTTTTCAGGTACACCTTTGTTTAAAAAATGTCTTAAAGCACCTTCTGTCATTTTTCTACTGTTTTTAGTCCATTCATGCGAATGAGCTAAATATTCTTCTACCAGCTCCCTAAAAGTATAGTATGCTATTTTCTCAGTAGGATTATAAAGATTGTTTAAAGCTTGAAACTCTAAAGCCTTATGTAACTTGTTAGCTACTTTTTCTTCTTTGGTATGAGTTGGAAGTGATACTCGCTTTCTATCTATCATTTTACGATAGTATATAAAGCCATTATCATTCCTATATAGGTTAGGTTTTAGCACTTTTACCCCCTTTTTTGGCAATTATTTGGCAACCAGTAAAATTTATCTACTGGTACGGGGAAAGTGTGATTTCTATAAGTTCAGTATTATGTACAGTTACAGATGAGCGAGAGACGAGATTCGAACTCGCGACCCTCACGTTGGCAACGTGATGCTCTACCAGCTGAGCTACTCTCGCAATTCTATAACCTTAAGAGGAAATTTCACAAACCCCATATATAAAATTATAGATTATCAGCTGATTTTTACAAATTATTTATCCTAAGATTGGCAACATATTGGCAACATAGGAGTTATTTCTTCTTTTTATTACTCTTTTTACGTGACTTAGATTTCTTTTTTGAAGGTCTGCCTCGCTTTGTTCCATAAGTACCTTTTCCGTATGGCATTATCTGTTTTCCTCTATATTAAACTCTTGATTTAAAGTAGGAATCGCTGGTAACAATCCTAATTTTAAATTCTTTCTAATCATTTCTTGTGTTTTATTATCAAACGAGCTTATAAGTGGGTCAAGTATATTGCTATCTCCAAAACCTACACCCCAATCTTTTCTTACAGGATCTTGCAACCCTTGCACATATCTTAACTGATCTACAATTCTATCCTTATCTGCTACTGCAGTTTTTGGATGTAAAGCTGGTAAAGATTCTTTTCCTACAATATCACCTATCCATTGTGAAGTAAAAGGAGACTCACTTCTTTTTTGTGCCCATTTTCTTATTCTAGATGGTTTAGCTGATAAACGAATTGCACTCATTAATCCTCCGCCCTCTGAAAATTCATCCTTAATATATTTAGGCATTGACGTAATTTTATTCCAATCAATTAAGTCTCTTACAGGATTATCTCCCATCTTTTTTATCTTCCGCCAATTTTCACGAGGAAATACAGGTCCATCCTTACCCATTCTGTATGGTCTTTGTGTTACAAAATCTAAAAGTGCCTTATTTTGCTTTATTTTATTTGGAGCAGTTCTATAAATATTGTTTACAGTTTCTGCAAGTCTGCTAAGTTCAAAATTCATATATGCGGGATCGGTATTTAATCCTCCCATATATTTCATATAGTTATTAATAACATCGCCACCCATTTTATCTATAGTACCCGCTTGGCTGGTGTCATAAAAACGCATACCCCCCGGAGTTAAGTCTACACTTAATTGTCTTTCTGGATTGTCTCTTACATACTTTTGTGCTTGATCCCAAGCTTCTCCTTGATTTCTAGCTGTAACATATTTATCAAAATGTTCAGCATTATAAACATCCACATCTGACATCTGAGCCTTTATATTCCCAAACATAACGGGCTGATCAAATGGTGTTATATTTTCAATATTTTCCTTTCCTCTAATATTGCCAAAATTACTCCATTGCCCTTCACGAAATATAGGAACTGCATCTTTTCCATATTTATCAGATAAAATCCAATCAACCTCATCAGCATCTAAACCTCTTATTAAACTAGTTGATTGGTTAAGCCTTGGTAATCCTTCTAATGGAATTTTACCTACTCGAGAATCCATGTTTTTAGCAACTGCTCTATCTTTAACCGCTACAGGGTAGTTTTTATATTGGTAAGGATTTGAAATATAAAAATTACTAACTTGTTGTTTTGATTTTGGTTTGCCAGTTAGTATACTCGCAAGAAGTCCACCTACAGCGCCTACTTCAGGATTATTTACTGCTTCACCTATACTTGCACCTACTGTTTCAGCTATTAAATCTCTAGGGTTAGCTGGCATTAAATCAATTAATCCTCTTCCTTGTGGATTTGGGAGTTCTTTACCTTTACTATCGTAAACTATTTCATATTGATTAATTCTTTTTTGTGGAATTCTTTTACCTTGAGCGTCAAAATATGGACTTTGTTTTGCAGTTGGTGTTTTAAAAGAACTGGGGTCAATACCTATGGTTTTAAAGAATTCATTATAAAATTGTCTTTCTTTTGCATTCATTAGATTTCTACCTCAGTTAATTCTTCTTCTGTTTCTTTACGTGATTTTTTCATCTTCTGTGCTAATCTATGTATAGGAAACCCAGTTAGTTCTTCTACCCACATTTCAGGTACATCTGCAGTTCTATATAAACTTCTTGCAAACCTACCAAAAGGAGCAAGAGTCCAAGCTTGATAGTTTAAAAAAGGTTCCCAATCGTTATTTATTAAAGCTTTAGTAGGTGCTAAAACCAATCTTAATGAAGGACCCGTTATTGTCGATAATGGTGCTAATGCAGGGTGAGGCCATTGGTTAAAGAACGCTCTTTCTCTCATTTTTTCATCACCAAATACCCAATCAGCAGTATCTTGCAAATAAGACATAGGCGGTGGTAAAGCTGAATCAAATATTGATGAAGTAAATATATTAGCTAATGCAAAAGTAAGCATATCAAGTGTTAAAATTCTTTGAAGTCTTCTACCCGGAAGTGTATTCATATCAAAACCATATGTTGCAGCTCTTTGAAATGCTAATCTTCTAAATCGTATTGAGTTCCAAGCAAAAGGCATAAACCTAGTTAAAATCTTTCCTGTAGAAGTTCTTGAAAAAGCGGGTCTAGCAGATGAGTGATATAAAAACTGAGTTGCTTTAACTCCTTCTGTAGCCATTCTAACTAAATAAGGATTGTCATACTTAAGGTTAGGTACTATATCTTTTAATATTTCATAATTAGCTAAATAATGTGAAAGAAAAGAATCTCTCCTTAAACTTCTTTCAGACTTTCTCATAAACCAAGCACCACCATCTACAAATGCTTTATTTATACCGTGGTTTTTAGCAATGTCATATAAAGATTGATCGGGCATAGACCAATCTGCTCTAACCGCTTCTACAAATTCAGATAAAAAGTTTTTTACTTTCTTTCCTCTAAACCCCCGTTCAAGAGATGCTTCAGATACAATAAATGATTCTAATGCACCCGATTCTTCAGCAAATCTATTAAGCCAAGTAGTTACATTATCTTGAGTTATTTCAGTTCCATCTTTAAGCTTTCCACCTTTAAACACATTAAATAAAAAAGCTTTATCTTTTGTTCTTAAAAAATGACGTAACCCATTATTTGATATAGTATTAACATTACCACCTAAAAGATTACCTACTGCAGTTTTAGGATGTGATAAAAGAGATATTAAAGACCATTTTGCTTCAAATGTTCCAATCTTTTTAACTGCATCCATTAAATATCTTTGACGAGCATCGGGAGACTTTGGTATATCAGGAAATAATTTTTCTCCAACTCGATTAGAAACAAGCTTGTTTAAAAGCTTTCCCCATTGTTGATCACTTAACCAAAAGTAAGCAGTACCTCTTAGTTTTTTTAATCGTTTATCTTTCTTAAGAGTTTCTTTAGCATCTTCGTAATGCTTTCTATGCTCCGAGCTAATTTCTTCTTTTTCAAGTATCTTTTCTGTATTAGCTATATATTTTTTAGTTAATTCTAATTTATCTTTGTTTAACCCAATAACATCGGGTCCAAAGACAGAAGCATTGCCCATAACATCTCTAGCATAAAGCTTCATCATTATTTCCCAATCTTCTCTATCTTCTTTTTTATAAAGTACATTTTTTTGTGAAAATCTATTGATAGCATCGTGTGAAACAAGTGCAGTTAAATTTCTATAAAAAGAAGTAATCCATTGAGATGAATAATTTTCCACTACATCAAATTCTAAACTAAAAGCTGGCATAGGAGACTCACCTCTTTCTCTACCACTTCCGGGTCTATCATTAAATCCAATATCTTTTAATGAATCTCTACTGTTCTTTTTACTTGAAAGCCATTTGTACGCAATCTCCCCTGCACCTCCATCTTCTAATGTGCTAGAGTTAAAACTTCTTTCAAATCCATATTCTTGAAGGATAACGAAACGATTAACAAACTCTTCTTTAGTAAGTCTGCCAGCAGTTAATTCTTCTGCGCTTTGTTTATTTTGAGTAATAAATTGTTTTTTAATTCTGTACTTATCGGTGGATTCAACATTTCCATTTAATAAATCATCTGCATAACGACCAGCTTCACGTCTAAGTATGCCTATTTGTTCGTTGATGTATTTTTTTACTCTTTTTCTACTTTGTTTAGTAGCCATATGATCCATCTGAGGCCAATAGAACTCTTCTACATACCCAACAGAAGTATACGATTGAGGATTGTATTCACCATTTGATAACAACGGTTTCCTAACTCTTTCTCTAAACTTTTTAGCTTCAACCGAATCTGTCTTATACCCTTTTTCTATTACTCTATTTTCTAAAATTATCTCATATTGTATTCTGTTTAATAAATCAACAGATAAAGAAGAATTGTTAATTAATCTTTCTATAACACTACCTTTACCAAATGATGCGGGTTGTAATAGTTTTTTTCTTATCTTTTCTAGGTTCATTCTACCCGCGCCATTAAACTCTACAAGTTCATCAATAATACCGTACTTGTTTTCAGAGTCTATTCTATCCCAAATAGAATTACCTTCTCTATCTAATGCTCTAATCCATTTTTGATAAAACCCGTTAAAAAAATCTCGGTGTTTAGTTGTAATCCATTCCATTACTTCAGCACCAGTCTTTTCTACAAGTTTTCCACCTTCAGTTATTTTATAAACTTTATCTTTAAGACTTTCATAAAAAGGTCTGTTTTCTTCCCACAGTTCACTATAGAATTCTCTACGAGCTCTTTTAGATGCTTTGCTACCTTGTTTTCCTACAGATTCTCTTTCTGCTAACATTTTTGCTATTGCAGCTCTATGCAATTGTGAAAACTCTGTTGTGCCATTTTCCATGCCGAGTATTTGATCACGCCACCCATAAAATCTTTGTGTGTATTCCTGATTGTACTCTTTATCTATATTTTCAAAATTGTATATCTGATTAAAAGATTCACTTAAATATTGCATTGTACTAAAAGGCAATCTTATATCAATAAAAGCTATCTCTCCGGGTTTAACCTCATAAGGAACGGTTCTTTTGTATACTTGACTTGCATCATATTGTAACTGTTTTTCTCCCACTCGTTCGGGGAACAAATAGTAGTAAAGTTTTTTAACTTTAGGTGAGTTGGATGCTGAAACTTTTGTTCTGCGAATAAATCTTTGAAAGTTTCTAATGTCATCCCAAGTAGCATTAGATACTTTTTTAGATTTTCCAAATGCCTCTAGCGTATATCCCGCAAATAATTCTTCTATCCTTACAGAAAAAGGTTCAGGCATACTTTTAAGATCGGTCATTAAATCTTTTAAAACCTTTGGTATGTCTTTAGGAATAACATCCTTAGGAAGATCTTCAATCTTTTTTCCTTTAAAAATATTATCAAAAAACCTTTCTAAAACTGCTTTAGTTTCTATTTGTTTTCTAGTTCTAGTACCCGATTGATTTGACTTAACAGTTTCAGGATATAATGCTTCCCCTGAAAATTCATTAATTTTGTTTAAAGGTTGGTCGCTTTGAATAACATCCCACATTCTGCCAAAACCACTCATAAATTCTTTTTTAACTCTTTCAGGAACTTGTTTAGACTCTAATGGAAATCGTGTAAAGCTTGTTTTGTTATAGTATTTATTCCAATTTTGATCTATAGATTCTGCCCACCGTATATAGTCAGTATCTCTATCCTTTAGTGGCTTTTTTCTTTCTTTAACAATAGAATCTCTATGTAGTTTTAAAGAATGTTGGCTTGTGTATGGTTGAGGGTAAATTGACCCTAACATATAAAAATGAAAGTAATCTAATGCTTTTTGCCTGTCTATATTTAACGCCTTAGCTTCTTTACTTATTTTTCTTTGAATTTCTGCTATGCCTTTGTCTACATCATCTGTAGCAAACTTCATAGGATCGTGTGATTTTTTTAAACCTTTAGATCTATTTCTGTATTGAACTTTTGGTATAACTGCAAATTCAGCTAGTTTACCTAAAAAGTCTAATGCTTGTTTTTCTGTGCCTCCATTTTCAATAATTAAATCACGAATTTCTGAACCTTTTTTACCAAGTACAATACCGCTATAAAGATCCATAGCATCATTTATTAACAGTTTAGCTTCTTTTAAAGGTTCGTGTGGTTTTATTACACCATCTTTCCAAGCTTGGTCAAATAGTTTTTGATAACGAGGATCAAGGTTTTTATCTCCCCTTAATCCCATTGCTCTAAGGTTGTCTCCAGATATAGAATCAATTGGACGCATTTTACTTTCTTCTGAATCAATCAGTTTTAAAACTCTTTTTTCTAATTCTACATAATCTGTCTCTAGGTAAAGCGGAGTTATTTTAAACTTTTTTCTAGCAAAATACTGACGTATTTCGGGGGATTTCCAAACTTCATTATACGTTTTAATATGGTCTCTCCATCTTTTATTGCCTTTTATATAACGTATATCTATACTGCTACCAGCCATTTTATTAGCTAGCCACAATATTGAATTCATTTTGTATTCTTTAGAGGATGCGTTTTCTACTGATCTTTGAACTTCTTCTATACTCCAAGCTTTATTATTTCTCCAATCTCTACCATAAAGTTTGCTATTTACATCTGCAAGATCACCGTATTGAGTATTGTTAATATCATTGTATTTAAAATCTATTTTTTTACCTTTAAGATTTTTAGCGTGAATTATTTTAAAGGCACTTTTTAACAAAACATCTCTCATTTCTAAAGCATCCATCATTTCCCAATACTCAGAACTATCAGCAGTTCTTGACGATGCTTCTACCGCCATTCTTCGTAGCCCTTTTACGCCCTTTAATGTGGCTTCATCTGTTACAAGAGTTACAGTTCCGTATTTTTTTCCTTTAGATGAAATTAAATCAAGAGTTACTTTACCACCTTGTTCAATAATATCAGCGGTCATAAAGTTTAAAATTGTTTTTGCATTTACAACGGATCCCATACCTTGTTTGCCATCGTAGGCTGCAATGCCGGACTTTCTTAAAGAAAACGGTAAATATTGACTAATTCTGCTTTTCATAAAATCAGGAGCTTCTCTAGTTCCAAAATCTTTATTTAAGTCTGGTGCTTTATTTTCCCAAGTAGCTTTTTTTCCATTTATATCTATAGAAAGCTCATCTTTATTTTTTCTAATTGTGTCTCTAAACTTTTTGGGTAAACCTTGATATATAAATACTTTATCGCCATCTACGTCCATACCATCTAAATAGTAATGATCTTCGGGGTTTAAATAAGCTCCATAATCTTTGTTTTTACCATTATTCTTAACAAATCCGTCAAATATGAGCATTCGAGTGCCACTAACCGCTGGAGACGGAACTCTCATTACCGCAATATCTAATAAATCATCTTTAATAGTTTCAGTTTGTGTCTTAAGGGCTTCAAGTTTTTTCTTGTCCTTTTTAAGCTTGGGGTCCTTAAGTCTTTTTAAATTAGACTGATACTTTTTCCATAAACTCTGTAAGGTTTCATTGTTTCCCCAACTAACAGGAATATCAGCATCTTCACCTAGTTTGAATGTACCTTTTTTAATTGCTCCGTGTTTTATTTTAGTAACGGGATCAACGCCTGCACCCCACATAGCACCTGAAAATTCCCATTCGGGGTATAAATATTTGTTTTTTCTGTAACGAAGAACCATATCTTGATAAAGTTCAGGCTCTATCATTGTAACAATAGGGTTAAACTCAGAATAAGTTGCCCATTTTTGAAGTCTGTTTACATAATCATTAAGTTCAATAAGACTGGCTTCTTCACCAAAAGAATCAGAAACTTCTCTAAACTTCGTCTTATTAATCATATCCATTAAAAGTTTTCTAAATAAAGGATGACCGGGATTGTTAACTAGGTAAACAAATTCTTTATCGCCAATATCTTTTATTCTAAAATTATTAGGAATAGGGTTTTCAGGATTTTCAGATAAACTTCTAACAACTCTATTTGCTTCTGTTTTCCCTTCTATATTGGGAGCAAAAGCAGTATTCATTAATGCGTCAAAACCGCCTTTAGAAACTTGCAGTGAGTTTAATAAAACGTGAAACTGTTTTTTAATTGTTTGAGTCTCTATAGAATGTGAGTCTTCACGAACTCCATAATCTATCCGTAAATCTTCCATTTTAATCTTAATAGATCTTGGGTTCTTAACAGTTTTATTTGTACCTCGTTTTTTAAATTCGTATTTAGCTGAACCGTCTGCATTTTTAGAAGCTAATCCGTGATAAATCTGAGTTCCTTTTGGCATAACTTTGGCAGCACTAAGCATTACAATTGCTCTGTTTGGCTTTTTTAAAGCAACGTCATATTCAGGTTTTGAAGGATGAAAGCCACCTTTAAATAAAAACAGTTCACCGTTAACCCAAGCGGCAATAGTTGGCTTTATTCTAGACGTACTTAGATCAAATCCATTTGCATTTAATATCTCATTATAAAGCTCCATAGGAAGTACTCCATAACCGTCTATTTCACTCTCATATAAGCGTTTTTTACTTAAGGTCTTACCATCCTTTGTCGTGTAAAAAAACTCGTGTTCTACGCCTTTACTATTTGTTTTATGCTGACCGCTAGGAATGTCGTCAACTATAACCATTTCAAAGTTAGGATATTTATCAATTATTTTTTGAGATACCCCAGTGGCGGCAATTAAAGTTTCTCTTTTTACTCTGTCTTGAGCATTTTTAAATTGAGCAAAAGGTTCATACAGATAGTTAGATAACAAAGCTTTTTGATAAATGTCGTAAGCTTTTTTAAGAGCCTGTGTGCTTGCTTTATTTCCTACCCCATACTCTTTGTTCCATTCTCTAAAATCTGCCTGAATAAATTCACGAGTTCTAGGGTCAATATTCATTAAATCTGCTACCATTTTTTCAAACTCTGTAAGATTAACAGTCCAGGTTCTTTTACCACCTACATTTTTAGATTCAATCGCTTTAGGGTGATAAGGAAACTTTCTCTCTACGCCTTTATCTTTTTTAGGGATTTTGTAGTACTCATTTATTTCATCAGTTTTTTGAGTTAATCCCCACCATTTTTTACGATCCATAGCTCTGACAAATTTCTTTGTTACAGAATTATATACCTTATCGTAAAGATTGAGAATTTTATCTCCCCATTTTATGGTTTTTAATTCTTGAGTTTGATAATCAGGGGGTAATGTTTTTTGTGAACGCTTTTTAGTTGTCTTAGATGGTTCTTCTACATCTTTGTTTTTTAAATAAATCTCATCTGATGCTGGAGGTTTGTTATCTGCTACTCTTTTTCCATTTAAATCGTGAGTTCTAATAGATATAATTTTATTGCCTATAGGATCATAAGTAATTTGATTGTGAAGTACTTCTTCAGATACTCTATTAAAAAAAGATTTTAACTCTCTTTTTGTTTTATTTGTTGCAACATATTCGGGATAAGAAACTTCTATTTGACTAAAGAATTCTTTAAAAGATTCTCTGTTTTTTCTAGACTCATTGTAAATACCAATAATGTCATTAAGAATATCTAACTGTGGTTTTTCAACTTTTAAATTAGACTCAATCTCTGTAAGCATATTTCGTATATGTACAGGAGCATCAATTTCAAGTTGATCTGATGTAGGTCTATCTAGATTTAAAATGTCACGAGCTTCTTTTAAATCCATAGTTCTATCTTTGGAACCACTAATTACTTCATATACAACATTTACATTGCCTTTTTTTATTTCCTCTCTTTGCTCTTTTGTTAGCTTATTATAAATAGTATCACTTTCTTTGGACATTTTTGACTTAGATCCATTTACTTTATCTGTAATCTCAGCTGCAATGTTTCCTATCTGTAATCTTTGGTGTTCAGCATCAATATCATCTAAGGTTCTAATCTTGGCTAATGTTTCTTCTTCTTCAGATAACTTATCTTTTTTGCGTTCTTCTAAAAGTTCATTTCTACGCTTTGCAAAATTTTCTTCTTTAAAGTGATTTAAGTATTCAGCTTTCATTAAAACTGATGCAACAGATGCGTCATCTTCTTTAAATAGCTCTAATTGCGGATTGTAGTATTTAAATCTTTCACCTATACTTTTTTGAAAATGGTTTGTAACGTATTCTTTAGCAACGGGATCAAGATTATTAAACTCTTCTGTGTACACCATTTCTCGCTCTTTGCCAAAAAGCTTATCTCCATAAAGGTGATTTTCTTTATTGTAAAAAGAATCTATATACTGCCTTCCAGATTTAACTTTAGCATTAGGATGCTTGTATCCAAAAAACCCGCCTAATAAATATTCATAAAGCTGAACAGATGTAGGTGCGCCTTGAGCAGTTGCCATTCCACCTTGAACCGCTGATCCCAATCCCGCTCTAACAACTTTGTTCCATATAAAATCTTCAGCACCTTTGCGAACTGCGGGATTTGCTGAATTCATCATTTTACCCATATTGACAAAGTTGCCTATAGATCCAAATGCACCACCAAATATTGCACCGTGAACATAAGAATCCATTACTTCGTCAGTACCACCCCATACGCTACTAATTGCAGATGCTACACCCAATTCTTGAGCAGAAGTAGCAATGTCAGCCATTACATTACCCTTCTTTAAATACTCATCTACATTTACACCAGCTTTGCCTAAGCCTTTGTATATAGGTTTATTTATTTTTTCAGCAAGATAAAAAGGAACTGATTTTCTATTAAGAAACTTTGCAGTAGTTCCAAGTGCTTTAACGCCAGTTCTTTTAGCGGCAAACCCTAGAGGTCCTGAAAGAATAGCTGGAGCAAAGCCTATTAAATGCCCCATACTGTGTGCTATTTGACCCGCTGAACTTGTAGGCTCTTCAGCCCATCCTAATGTAGTAAACCCTGAAGATACACCTGATAAAAACTGATTAACTAAATTGTCTTGTTTAGTGCCTTCAGCTTGTATATTTCTCTGAAATGGAATATCAAATTCTTTAGAAGATTTTTCTATTTCATCTACAAAGTCATCACCAAATATATACGGATTTTGATTATATACAGATATATAACGCTGTAACTCGTATGGGTTCATAGATTATTATTTTTCTAACTGAGCAATTTTTGCTTTTAGAATATTAGATAATGTTTTTTGTTTTAATCTATACTCTTGCCTATCAAAACCCCACATAGGTCTATATTTTATATCCCACCTATCCCAAAAAGTATCCCACATTCCTTCTTCTTTTTTAGGCGTACGCATTAAACCATCATCTTGTATATCGTTTTTGGATCCACCTTCCCCGTAAGCTAATTTTTTTAAAGCCGAAAGAACCGCTATTCTTTTAGGATTGTCTTTTTCAAGAACACTAACTGTATTGGCCATTGAATTCCAACGCTGTCTCTCTTTGTATAGATTGTCTAAAGCTTGTTCTTCATTAAAATAGCCTCCCCAAAATCCACCTTTTTCTTTTGGGTCAAGCGTAAAAGGATCAAAAACAAAACTTTCTGCTATTTTTTTCTTTTCAGATATATTTTTTATTGTATTTATTCCAGAAAATTCTTCTATTGCTTTAGTTAGTTTTGCTTGATTAGAAAGCTCTTGCAAAGTAACGTATCTTTTGTCTTTCACATTTACTTGTACCTGAGAAGGTAATTCTGGATTTCTTACATACTTACCAGAGGAGTCTTTTACAACTGCAGGGGGAACTGAAACATTACCATCTGCGTCTACGTCAATTATATTAGCACCATAAGTATTGAGACTTTCAATGCCAAGTCTCGTTTTTCTAAAGTTATCATTTCTAACATTTGCATTAACCGCTTCTGTTTGCAAAAACTGTTGATGTTTCAAAACTTTTGCTCTGTGTTCTTGGTTAGCTATTTTTTCTTTTTGAGCAAAATCTGTCATTTTCTCTCTGTAGGTAGAATCTGCATCAATCCTATCTTTTTGCAACTGCAAAGAATCATCTCGATACTCTTGATCTGCTACTATTTTTTCAGAAGTTATTTGATTTTGTATTCTGTTTTGTATTGCTCTTTGAAATCTATCACTTTGACCAAATGTAAATCTTGTATTTGATCTTTGTTGTCCCGGTACTGTCATTGCCATAATTATCTTTCTTTTTAATTCTTTGTTGGATTATATTCGTTCGCTATAAAATTTTTGTAATCACTTATGTCGCTAGCAAGATTTGGCAATAAACCACCTCGATTATTAAGCCAGCTTCCAAATTCGGGCATACTCATACTTGGAGTGGATGCACTAGGTGAGGCAGATGCTCTATTTGCTAAAGAAGCTGGAATACTAGCACCTCCAGTTAAAAAAGCCGCTCCAATATCAGCTCCTAAGCTAAGTGTATTATCCCACCAAGCTGACTTAGCATCTCTGTTAGCAATGTCTTGATTGTAATTAGCCATAGCAAGATACTGATTGTAAGTATTTCTAGCATCAGCATTAAATAAATTAGCCTGTAAACCACGAGCATCAATTCCGCTTAGTAATCCGCCAGCTTGTCCATACATTTGTCCCGCTTGTCCGTAAGCAGTATTGGCTAAAGATCCAAACTGACTTGCTCTATTTAATCCCATGTCCAAAATATTTGTAGTTCCTTGGCGAATTTGTTCTCCCGCTCTATTCATATTTACAGCACCTAGCATACCTGATATACCGCCTTTGCCTATACCCCTTGCTGCTAACTCTCTGTTAGTGTTTGTTATTGTAGCCGAAGCAGTATCTCCTACATTCTTTCTAAGCTCACTAAACATTCTTTGATACGATTGAGAACCGGGGTCAAGCATTTGCCTATAAGCTTGCTGAAACTCTTTTCCAGCACCCCTTTGAACACCTGCCATTCCTTGAATATCTTCTATGCCTGCAAGTAGCCCCGGACTTGGGGTATAATCAACTGTGTCTAATTCAAAACTAAAATCGTGATCCATATCATCTGGGTATCCAAACCATCCCATAATTAACTCTCCTTATCTAAATTTTTAAGCTTCGTGAACAAATGTTCCTACTCCACCTATTACAAACCAATTCGAACCTGTACAAAATATTCTAATAAAATTCCCTTGATGCCCAGTAGCTTTTGTTAACTGAATATATTTACCGCTACTGCCATCTAAAACAGAAACTAAACCATCAGCAGTTGTTGCATCTGCATTTGACCCTTCTTGTTTTGAAGCGTATCCAATTATATTGGCATTAACAGGAGTTATCCTAAAGGTGCTTCCTGCACTGCTTTGAGTTTGAACAAAAAGAAACTCAAGACCGCTTTTAGGTTTTGGAAGGCTAACAACTGCATTATCAGAATCAGCTTTCATTAAAATTACTTTACCGCTATCTTTTTCTGATAGTGTTGTGGTTTTCGTAATTGTAATTATTTCAGAATTTTTTGAAATAGATTTTTGTTTTTCTTTTTTTAATTCCATTGGGGTAGCAAGCCACCCTTCATCGGACTTAGATTGTAATTCGTAATCACCATCACCTAGTTTTGCAACTTGAATATCGCCACTTTTTCCACCAAAAGAATCTTTTTCAATGCTTGTATTACCTTTATTTACAGCATTAATAACCTCGTTTAAATCATCATATAATGATTGTATAATTCTGTTTAACTCGTTAGGGTTAGCCTCGTTAATAGTGAGTGGTCTTTTTTTAGAAATACTCACGATGCAGTCTCCGCATTTGGTACTTTTCTTCTGTAAACAACACCTAAAGCATCTACAGTTCCACTTTGGCTACTAAGCAGCCATTGTACTGTTTTGCCACTTTTAGTATTTATTATAAAGTTTGTATATCCACTACCTCCATCATTTGCACTTTCAGTAACTGCAGTATCATCAATTTTTATACTAACATTGGTTCCTAAAGATCCTGAAGGACTTCCTGTAAGGCTAAAATTATTAAATCTTTTAACTTGTGTATCTTGACCTAATGTGAGTTGCTTACTGTACCAATCAAATGACCTTTTATTTGTAGAATCTGCTAACATATCGTACATATTGTTATTGCAACTAAATAATACCTCTCCATCTTTTCCGTAAAAAAATCCTTTTGGTTCTGCTGTATTATCTGATGCTCCATGTATACTAAACGGTCTCCAATAATCCCATCTTCTTTTTACTACGTTGTATGCCCACACATAATATGTTGTAGAGTTTTTAAACGTAATTAGAAACGATTTTAACTTATTGTGAAAAGCTATTCTTGGACTATGGGCAGTATCTAAATTATCCCAACTATCACTAGAAGAACCGCCTTTGCTTATTTTCATAGAAATTGGAATAGTTTGATTACCATCAAACAAATAAACGTAATGCTTATCTGCAAAGCACATTCCATAATCCGTTACACAAACAGAATATTGACTTAAACAACCAACGCCTTCTTTTACGTCCTCTATGTACATATTATTAGGTTCAATCCTATACATATTGTTTTCATCAAATACATAAATCCGACCATTAAAAGAAGCTATTGCAGTTGGATATGTAGGTAGAATAAGTAAATCTGTTGTCCAATCAAACTGATCGTAATTGTAAGGTTTAGATTTAAACAAATAATTAGAAGCGTCTGTTACATCTTTATGATAACATCTAGCTACAAACAACTGACTATTTAATTCAGCAGATATACCATAGTTTACCATTGTGCTATCTAACACTTCAGATATACCAACTCTTGCTTCATAGGAAGCGGTTAATCTGCTAGAATGATTATAAAATATATTATAATAACTCCCCCAATCAGGAGCTTGAGCGGGATCAGCAATTGAATTCCAAGTTTTATCTAAATCAAATGTTGTAACATATCTATAAAACCCTTCAGGAGAATGGGCATCCCCTGCGCTATCAGCCATATATAAATTTATATGACTTACCCTAGAAGAAAGACCGCTTGTATCGTGTATCCTTACTTCAACTTCTACTTGTTTACCCGTAGATGTAATAACGGTCATATCACTTAAAGGTGATTCTTGAAACCCGTCATAAACATAAGATGCTTTATAATAATACTTTCTTCCTGAAGTATGAAGACTGCTATCAACACCAGTTTCTGCTAAAACAACTTCTAAACTACTTTCTAATCGAACCGTAAAAGTACCAGCATTAGCTGTTCCTAAGTCTGTCATCCATCTGCCTACACCAGACCCTGAAAAGATATGAATATCAACTTGAGAACTGTTGTCTTTTATTACAGTTACACCACGATTTATATCTTGTGTTTCTGTTGCATCAATCATTGAGATAGTTTGATTGTCTGATGTGTAATCTGTATTGTGATCGTATGCCACATGGGAATACAAATCGGTATAATATGATGTTGAACTATTAACTACAGAATAAATATTAGCATTACCACAAGAACTAACTCCTATAATTTTACCACTTGTTGTTCTGCAGTCATTTATACCGCTTCTCCATGTTACCCAATTTGATATATTTGCAGTTTGAGTTTGATCGTATTTTATACTCATTATAGCAGTACCAATGTTTTTAACAGCATTACTAGCACCTCTTAAACCGTGAGATACGTGATCGTGCAAACTTGTTGATCCATCTGTATGATACCACTCCATTACCACACCACAATATTCATTATTGCCTGAACTTGTAGTCGAACCCGATCCGTGTTTTGGATCAACTAGGCATATAGGGGGGATAATAGCAGTTGGAAATAAAGGACCGGTACTATATCCTAAATAAAAATACCCTTGAGTATTGTTTCCTCCATCTTCTGTATTAAATGATCTTCTATTAACTGAAACTGTTGCGCCTTGAAGAAAATTAGCTTTATCTTGGTTTAACAGCCAATTTTTATCGTAAGCTACTTGAGCATTTCCAGTAATGCCAACCGATCCACCAAACCACAAATAATCACCTATTTCAATCATATCTGTCACAACCCATTTGTCTCCTGAACCGGGAGTAGAGTCTGGTCCTTTGTATCCGTAAGTCGTAAAACCGTTTCCAATAGCAACTGTCATTGTTCCTGTAAGTAATATTTCTAATGTTGTAGCGGATATTTTGTACCACTCTCCTAAAGTTTCTGTTCCACTATCACTATATGCTTTTTTTGTTAATGAAAAAGCCCAAAGGTTACCATCACTTGCTTTTGCAAGCGCACTAAACTGAGGTAAATCACCTCCCTGAGGAATAATCATTTTAGTTTCATATAAAGAATAATCACTTTGAAGAAGTTTATAAATTTTATTGCCACCCCATTCTACTCCGTAAATATATGAACCGGAATCAACTGCTTTGTGAAAATTAGGAATAAGCGTAGGACCGTCAAGTTCAGCATCTTTAAGTTGCAATCCACTAGGGGCTGATCCTCCAAATTGTCCGTGTGAAATTATACCACACCATCTAGGTTTATTTGCTGAACCGTTCCCCATTCCTATATGAATTTCTTTGTTGTTCTTTACCATACTTGGAAGACCAGTAACAGATTCAGTTCCAGTAGATAGCGTTGTTTTGGTAGGTGGTACTGTACTGGAATATAGATTTTCTATTTTCTTAATATAATCATCAGCATCATCAAAATAAGCAATGTGTCTGGTCCCAGCATCGTTAATCATTTCAATTTTATCAGCATTAAATGTTGTTGCCCCTTCATAAAGGTCTCTACTACCTACATAATTTCCAGAACCTACAAGTTGCTGAGAAACACCAGTAAGGGAATCATCACCACCTTCATCAGTTGCTTTACCCGTATAACTGCTTGATTGAGCATCTCCATTAGAATCTCTATGAACGACAATACCAGAACTTGCAAAACTGGCATTATCTGCAACATTTAAGGTAGAAGTACTTCTTGTTTGGGTTCCGTCAATAGTCGTTTTATCAGAGGTCGAGTCTGCTATTGGTATTTCTTTGTCTTTTTGTATTCCCTTTAAAGAACCGTCTTCTTGCATAGGGTCTACATTTAAACTATAGCTTGCAGCATCATTGTCAATGTCTGTATCAGAAGGGAATGTTATAGTCCCCTTGTGAAACCCTTTTATTTCATGTACTCTTTTAGGCACTTATTATTTTCCCCGCATACGTAGTTATTCCATTTTGTATGTCTAAAGCTATTAAGTTAAAGTTTCCATTACTGAGTATATCCACTACACCAACATTATGTGTCCAATTAGTAGGTCTGCCTTTTAAATAATCCTTATCCATATCAGCTAAACATCCCATTGAATATGCCATGTGTGGTCCTGAGATGTGGGTGATGACGGATTTTTGGCAATCGTGGGTATGCCCGTAAATGATGTTGCATCCCATTTGTAAGGCGTGAGTTCTTGCATGGGCAATTCCCATGTAGTGTCCTCCGTGATAAGCGTGTAACTTGCTTCCAAAAACTTTAAAGATTTCACCGTAGGGATGCCACTCATAGCCTCTTTTGTCGAATCCAAAGGCTTTTCTTGATCCGAGATGTTTAAGGTACGGGTTCTCTTCCACGAAGTGGTCAAACCATAATTCGTGGTTTCCTTGGGCAAACTGCTTTTTTTTGCATTTGACTTCTTTAAGGACTTGATCAATTCGATCCAACCCTTCATTACCTTTTTTAATTTCTTCAATGATAGAAGGGAGTTGATACTCAAGAGGAGGTCTTTTCTTTTTGCTCCATTGCCAATGTGAGACTGATGTTCCATCAACGAAATCTCCTATTAATACAAAGCCTGTAGGCTTTATTTCTTTTATTACGTTTAAAGCACATTTAAAAGCTTTCTCATCGTGGTTGGGGTAATGGACATCTGGAAATACCACTACTCTGTCTTTGATCTTCATACAATCCTTTCAAAAGCTTCCCCACACCCGTTAGCCATATTTTTTAACTATTTCAATAAACTTTTCTACTGTTCCCTTGCCCTTTGAACTGTTATACCACTTTTTCCATTGTTTTGCTTGTTCTTCAATCGTTTTGGGCAAAGGCTTAGGAACCCTTCTATAGTGCAATCTGCACATAATTATTTGTGCCGCTACATTGGTAGTTAATATGTGTTCCCAATCCACTTCTTTAGGTTCAAGGAAGTAATACCATTTCAACTTGCAAGCCTTTGCCACTTTTTTCATTAATGACTCTCTATACTTAAGATAGTTTTTGCATATATCTACCGCTACCCAGCTTTCGCATTGAAACAGACCTTTTGCAGGACCTTTAATCTGTTTTAGATACATATACCTACTTTCAACTAATCCTGTGTTGTAGATAAGGCTTAAGGCATCTTCACTATAAAGATCTATATCTTCTAAAGTAGATTTTATAATCTCTTTAATTTGTTTTTGGTCTAGCAAATCGCTTTCTCCTAGTAAGGTAAATAACAATACCCATCTTAATAACAAGGTTACTTGCCTTTAAAGATGCCTTCAATTACGTCTGTTACAACGTCTATAATTTTCTCAAAGAATATCTGTTCTTTTTCTTCGCTGACAAAAGGTATGTCTATTTTTTTATTTATTGAGGTTGCTATTTTTACAGCCATTTCATCTGAACTAAGAGACTTAATAGCTTCTTCTTCCAACCTTTTTGCCTGATGTTCTGCCATTTCCATAAACATTGACTTTATATCCATTTACTGCTCCAACTTATTATTAGGGTTACTATTGCCATACCGCCCAGCATATAATTACGCCAATTTTCTAACGACCTTGTTCTTCCATTTAAAGTTTTTAACTGATCCTTTATATCGGGAAGTTCCCTGTTAAGGATTGTTTCAATTCTTGTGAGACGATCTTTAACATCGTTTCTATATACATCTACTTTTTCGTAGTCCATTACCTACTGCTACTCCCACCGTTAATTCTCCCGGACATATAAGATACTTTATCTGATAGTTCATTTAACTCTTTAGTTATATCCTCACGGTGACGTAAAGAAATGTCATCTGACTTATTCCATCTGTCTAGCATTTTTAACACAATACCCTCCAGGTTTTCTAAAGTTTCAGATTGACCCTTATTTTCTATTTTTAATTCTTGTATGGCTTCACCTTGTTGATCTGCACGTTTAGCATTTTGATAAACCATAAAGACAAACATTGCACCCACTACGCCTATCATTCCAGCTTCTGAATACAATGTTAAAAATTCTTCCATTAGTTACTATTTCTTAATCTTTCTAGTTCTTTTTCAATATAATCAATTCTTTGATTTTGCTTAATATCAGCAGGTATCTCAGCATCTTGATTTTTTTCAGCGTCTTCTTCTAAGTCAATAATGTGTTGTTCATTCATAGCAACTTGATATTCTAAAAATGATATTCTAGCATTCAATTGACTATAACCCCAAACTAACATTACTATAAAAGTAACAGCTTGTATTAGCATAGGAAGGCTAATATCTAAACTACTTGAATCTGATATAGGATTAGTTTTTGCCATTGCCCATTATAATTGATTCTACTCTTGCACAAACTTCTATAAAGCTTATTACTTTCTTTTTTTCTTTTTTCGCCAACTTAGAGGATTTAGGTTTAATTCTTTTTGATACCATTGAAGTTCCTTTTCCATTTGCTCATATCGAATACGTTCTTCAGATATATGTTTTGAAACAAGTTCGGATATTTGGTCATTAGCTTCAGCCATGCGTTGTTCCAATACTGTGATGCGGTTTTCGACACGCCAAGCTGCGTAAACAAGTCCACCAACAAGTACCAAAAGCTGACCCAACCACTTAATATTAATAGAGAGGGCGAGATTGTCATCAATGACATCGCCTCGTATACTTCTAGCGGTTTTAGGTTTTCCATCTACAGTCCCATTAGCCATCTAATTACCAAAATAAATACCCAAACAAATGCAAATACTCCAATCCAAAAGTGTATTTCCCTATCTTCGTACACGCTTAACCATCTCATAACGATTGTGAAAATAACACCACAATTCTCCGTCGTATATTTTTACATACCAATGCACATAACCACTAGAGTCTGTAACTTCACTAAAGATTGTTGAGTTGTGATCTGTAGTATCGGGATCTAATGAATAGCCAGCTATATAAGAACCATTACACCCCATGCTAAACAAAAGCACACATAGCATAAAGATTGAAAATAAATAAATGCCTATACTCATTTGCAGTTGCTTAACTAAAGTTCTGTCTTTTTTCATTACTCAGAATATTTCGCCTTCGCTTTAGTTAATAAACTAGACTTTGCTTCTGACTCTGTATAAGAAACACTATTGTTGCTTAAATATTGCTTAAGCTGAACTGCTGTCCAACTATTTGCTGGTTCACCACTTGGATGCCCATTTTGCATAACAAAGTATTCTTCTTTTTCTGTATCGCCCCATAAAGCTTCAGCAATTTTTTTTACCTTTGCATCTTCTGATGTAAGTACAGAATCTGGATGAACCACATGACGATGATAACTTGCACTACCAATCTGATTGCCACTATCCATTACTTTTGTTGCAGTTCTTACTTGTATTGAGTAATCACCTTTTACTTCTATCTGGTCTACTTCGACCACTTTTTCTAATGCCATTTAAGACTCCTTCTTTGTTCCAACTCAATTATCCAATTAAGTTATATTTTATATGTAGCAGTAAAGCTGAAAAACGCATTATTGCTTATTTCATCTCTTAAAACACTTGAGTAATTAGCGTTTGTTGCTTCCAGTAAATAAATTTTAGTAGAACTTTCAAGTACCCAACCACCGAGAAAAGACCCCGAAGCAAGAGCCAAGTAATATTGTTCTCCAAAACATAACGCTGGTCTTGTTCCTACATTTTCTGAAGTGTAAGGAAGTCCATGAATCCCCATAGGATACGAGACGCCATTTCTAGCGTCACCATTAGGGTCTGCACCCCCACTAGCTGGGTCACCTATATTTATAAAAGCACTTACAGTAACCATATTACCTACCCTAACATAGCTACCGACAGAAGAGTTTAACTTAAGCATAGCCTTTGTGATGTCCCCATATTCTGCTACTATTGGATCCCAAGTACCTTCCTCATAAACCAAGCCATCATCACCAGAAGGAGCATTTTCTACAGTTGCACCAGATACAGTTCCATGTAAATCATTACCAGATTTATCAAGCCATTTATCACTCGCAATTCCTGTACCATCAAATTCTGCAACACAACCACTAATTGATACTTCTGGTTTATAAGCATAAATATTTCCTTCGGAACTTGTCCAGCTATTGTATCCTCCAATAAAAACATCCAAAGAACTTGCTCCAGCAACTCTTTCTACTTCAAAAGTTTGCCAACTCGTTGATAAAGTACAGGATTGTGAAGTTTTGTTTGATGTACCATTGTCTCTTAAAATAATATCAATTGTAGGTGTGCCACTCGCAGACTTTAATTGAACAGAAAATTTATAATTTTTACCTTTAGTAACTGACAATGCTGAGTCGTAAAAATAGTTATCAGTTGCAGAGGAAGGAGCAATCAAAACTGCATCAGTTCCACCATCTGCATCTGATTGGTTATCTGTATGCGAGGTATTGCCATCTGCCCAATCTGAATGCTCTACATTGTTAATAATGTTTGTATTATTTGCACCTTTGTATTTATATGGTAAACTTTCTCCAGAATAAAGATTTTTAATTTCAGTTGCACTAAGAGCAAGATTAAATATTTGTGCCTGTGCTATATCTCCATAAAATCTTCTAGCATTATCACCTCTTTGACCAATAAATACTGGCTCATTTGTTCCTTCACTATCTATGTTGCCACTATACGCTTGAGTAGCAACTTCGACACCATCTAGATATAACTTTAAATTTGAACCATCATAAGTCCCTGCTACATGATGCCACTTGTCATCTCTTAAATCAACTGAATAAGAAACTGTTTGAGCAGAACCACCATCAAAAATTCTAAAACTTAAAGCGCTCATACTAAAGTTTATAAAATACTGTTGGTGAGTAGCATCATCATCTCTGCAAATTATAAAAAAAGATGTATCGCCACCTGAAGAATGACCTCTTATCCAACTCGAAAGGGTTATTGTTTTAGTAATGTCTAACTTAGCATCAGTACCTAAACTTATATAATCGCTTGTACCATCAAAGCGATAATAAGGTGATGACATTGTATTGGCTACATGGTTCTGTCTGCCTTGTTCTTTTAAAATGTAATTGCCATTAAAACTTGTATCTGTTGTTGATAACTGGACACCAGCAGAAGTTCCTTCGCCATCTTCTACTGTTCTGAGTGTAGCATCTACACCACTATTTGAATTTGAAACTTGTAGTAAGTCTTTATAGGATTCACTTATTTTTTTATTTTCTAAACTAGACATAATCTTACCCTAAATTTTTCCATTTTTCTGTTTGATCTTTCCATTTAAGCTGAGAAGCTTCTGCTCCGCCCCATCCAATATCGTATACCATTTGAGCAAAATTCACCGCTACTTGTCTGATTGCCCCTAGCATTATTTCAACGCTACTAAATTGGTTGCAGTTGTTCCTGTAGCGTCTACCCTATCAAAAACAACGGGTAATACCTGACCGCTTGCTAGATTTTTAAATACAATTTCTTCACCGCTATTATTTAAGTCTAGCCTAACATCTCCTCCGACACCTACATATAATGCTTTGTATGGAGCTCCAGTTACATCAGCGCCATCATTAGGGGTAACTGCTACTGCGCTATCGTATAACAATTGATTTAGTGATTCCTTTACGGAATATTTTTGTAATTCAGCCATCTTGTTTCTCCTAAGCTACGACACCTTCCCGAGCTTGACTCCTCTCATGGGTGTCTTGGTTTAAAAATATTTGTAATTTTAAATTATAATCTTGAGTTAAAGACTGCTTTAAAGCAGTATATCTGTCAATGATTCCTTGTTGAGCATTTGCAAGTTCAACATCTTCATCTGTATTGATATAGGTTTTCATCTGAGTAACTGCATCTGAAATCAACCTATTTAAACAATACATAGCACCGCCTATTATTAATAAATGATCGCATTCTTGAGGAAAATTGAAATCTTCAGTAGAACCGTGTTCTACAGTTGTATTCATACTAGAAGCCGATACTGGCATAATAGGTATATAGTTTACATTTGCAGTTGTTTCATTTGACCCCGCATTTCCTATAACAAACAAAGTTTCATTTTTTATGTAGTACACAGGATCGGTGTTAGTTGCCCCGTATATAGAAGTTACATTGTTGTATTTTTCTTTATCAGATACGGGAATTTGTTTTGCTTGATAATTGTCTTTATCAACAGAAATTACGTGATAATCTCTAATGCTAATTCCGTCTGCCCCTGTAGAGATTGCTGCTGTTCTAGTGTATCTAGCTAATGACTGATGTGGCATAGCATTAATTACATCAGCACCAGCTTGTCTAATAGCTTGAGTTATTAAATCATCATCACCAACGGTTCCTATTAAATCTTCTATCCCAGTTTTAAAAGTTATTGAAAGTGAATACGACATTAAAAATCATACCCTTTCACCGAGTAAACACCCGATTTTTCTCTGTTTGAATTTCTTTTAGCTTCGTTAACCAATTCTTTATAAAGCCTTCTAAAGTACATAGCTTGATTTAAACCCTTTCCTTCAGGTACTTTTTCATACCCCTTGGCAATAACATAGTAGGTCAGAGCTTCGTGGAATTCTTCGGGTATGCTTGGAGATTCTAACATACCTATTGATTCTGAAGCTGTATCTACTTTTCCAAATCCCTCATCCATTACAATCGCTTGGATGTAGGCATACTTACCCGCATCGGATGATGCTATAGCAGAATATTTTGAACCATCAGTATTTTCAGTTCTTTGAGCGAGTCCTATACTTTTATTGTTATGAATCCACCATACTTTTTTTTCTGCATTTTTTTTATCACTCATTAGAAATTACCTACAGCTTCACCATCTGGAATGAATTTTTCGTGACCATCAGTAATCCTTGGTATTTCATATCCATCATAATCCACTCTCTCAATTTCTAAAATCCTTTCTCCGTCTGTAGTAGACGTATCCGCAAGATCAGCTAAATCTGTAAAAGGATAATAAGTATTAGCATTTCCCGTTGTACTATTAGTTGCTACTGTTAATCTGTATGTTTTTTTCAATATTCTAGATTTTGCACAAAAATCTCTTAATGCGTGACTTAAATGAATCCGTGCTTCAGTTTGCCCCATATCGGGATGATGTTGCTGAACCAATTCTATCATTTGTTTTTGTGTCATAGTGTCTCCGATATTGGAGGGGCATTAAGCCCCCCCAACACGTTTTGTTTAGTTATCTCGATTAAGAGAATGCAGTAACAAATGCTACATCGCTATTTGCATTTAAGATAATCCATTGTGAACCATCGCAAACTATGTGCATACGTGAACCAGCGTCTGAAGCATCTCCAAATCCTCTGCTTGCACCGGATGTTATTGCAGTAACTGCTCCCGTGCCATTTAGTATCAACCCTCCAACAATATTTGTATCTGAAGTAACCAACACTTCTGAAGCAGCATTGCTTGCCACTCCAAGAACTATATCGTACTCAAAACCTTTGCTGGATGCAGTTGCTGGTAAAGTAATTGTAAAGTTTGCTGCTGCGCTTGCATTAACAACTATTTTTTTACCAGAATCTGCAGGTTGTAATGTCACATCAGCACTTACCGCTTTTATACCTGCACTCGAACCACCTAAATAAGGTCTAGCCATAAATAACCTCCCTTACGCTGTGATTTTGAATAGCTTGTGACTTTCAATTAGAGTTACGCCAATGCCTTCATCAGACATATACTGATCCTTTACACCATCATAAGCATTATCAGTTTTGATGTTAGCCTGAAACTTTGGCGCGCGATACTGCATCAAAGAAAGGTTTTCATCACTTACGACAAGCATATGATTGTTATAAGGACCACGCAATGCTGGAGTTGGAATTAACTGCAATGCACCGTGAGGTGTTTCAAGAACTCTGTAGTTAAAACCAAGAGTGTCTCTTTGCATATTATCTAGATTTACTGTCCAACCAGAGTTTCCAGCCAATCCTGAACTACCCGCCATTTTAGACCAGTAACTCATAGCACCCATCCCAGCAAAAGCACGTTTCATACCAGCTTCAGGAACATATTGGAAAACTTTTTCCATATCATCTACAAAGTTCCCATAACTATAACTAGCTTCAGAAATTGTAAACTGATTTTGATCGTCTCCTGAGGTAGCTCCGTGCTTTTCAATTGATGGTATAATACCCATTGTTGCTCTAAGAACATTACCCGATGTAGTTGCTCCGTCTGTCATATCTTCAAGATTTGCAAATGACCCTGAAAGACCATATGGGTTTTGCCCAAACAAGAAAGCTCTTTCTTTTTGTATCTTATGTTCTTGAGATTTAATATCACGAAGTCTTGCCAATTCTGAAGATTCACCACGCAAGGAAGATTCTAATAAAGTTCCTGTAATTTGTAGTGGAGTCTTAAATATTTGACAAGTATTGTAAACTACTTCGATTTCATCTGCCCAAGCTTCAGGAGACTCAGTTCCTTCACCGTGTGCATTTCCAACTATAATACCATAATCATCATTTTGAACAGCAATATCACCCGAATCATCTCCAGCCGCACTAGAAAGATTTTTTAGTTTAATATTGTTTCCGTCAATTACAGCAACAATTGCAGAACCTCTTTTGGTTGTCTTTGCTGAATCCCAAATATCAACTTGAAGCCCAAGCCAAGAACTATCAGCTGCAGTTGCTGTTCCGCCTAATCCTACAACATTATCAATATCTACTGCGCTTGATACAGCTTTATCATCAGTAACTGTAACTGTACCAGCAAATTGAAATTCTTGTTTTTGCCAAGGGTTTCTATGTTCAAACATTTTATAAGTTGGGTCAGGTAAACCAGATACTACGTTTCTATTTGAAATAGTCGTTGTAAATGGAGTTACGTCTGTCCACAACTCTTTTACGACGTTAGGTCGAATGTAAAAATCTCTACGATCTGTGTATAAAACACCCGAACTTCCGCCAGTTGTTAGCGTTTTTGCCGCCATTATCTTCTCCTAGTTTTTAAACTCGTTTATTTTTCATTAAACCGAGATTAAATGCGTCTTCATCTGTGTATTGAGGTTGGTTTTCTCCACCGCCAACACTTGGAGGGGGAGGAATATTTACCCGATTTTGACGATTCTTCATCATCTCAGCCTTCTGTCTCGTATCCACCTCAGCGGTACTTGGAGCGTTCCTGATTCTGTCTAAAGCAACTAGATTCTCTAAAGATATACTATCGGGAGAAGAATAATATTTAATAAACTCACCCGCTCTTTCGGGAGTGTAGTTATAATTCTCCATTAAGTTTCTTTGCATAGCTTCTTGTTGCTGAATTGCCATAGCCTTTTGTTGTTGTTCCTGTTGCATCTGAAACTGTCTTTCAGCTTCCTGATTTCGATGTATTTCCATATTTTCTTGGTAGCTAACCAAGTCTTCACGGTAATTATCGAGTGCATCACGATATTTAAAGCTGGCTGATTCAGGATCCATATACGCTTCTGATGGATCATAATTGCTTGGCTTACTAGGTCTTTCGGGTTTCTTTGGTAAGCCCTGAGATTCGGGTTGACCGGCAACCTTAGGGGAATTACCAGAGAGTGATGATGCAACATTGTCAAGAATCCAAGGATTGTCCTTGATGTGCTTTGCTATAGGCTCCACAGTTTCAAGTTCTTTTATCTTTTCTTCCATTCTGTTGTACTCACTCGCCTTCTGATCATATTTACTTTGCCAATATTCGTAGCGTTGCTCTTGAGGCTCCGCCTCTTGCTCTGCTACAGGTTGCTCAGTTGCAACCCTTTCATTTCCCGCATATTGCCCCGTTTCAGGATTGAAATCTGGGCTAAACGGTTCTAGAACGTCAGTTACGCTCTCGTTAACTGTATTGTCGTTTGTAGTTTCCTCAGCAACGACATCTTGTACTTGGTCTTCCATTATCATCTTCTCCTTCCGATTTGTCTATCCGACAGCAACCGGTGTTTGAGTTTCTGCTTCTTCTTCCCGTTCCGTTTTCAGTAGGTCGTTTAATCGAGCCTCATACAATTCAACTGCTTTAGCTGTTTTGTCACTAGCTCTACCTAACTGACGTTTAAATTTTTCTATTTCGACGCGTTTCTTATCGTGAACGCTTTCACGTTCTGTCGTTTGAAGATCGCCTCTTGTTTTCTTTAATTCTTCTTGGAGTTGCTGAATCATTGACTGCTGTTGCTGAATAATGGACGTTCTTTCAAGTACGCCTTCGGTATCTGCAACTTCAGTTTGTTCTAATATTTCAACTTGGTCTATAATGCCTGCTTGATACAGTTGCATATAATAATCAAATCTTGCCCAACGATTGGATGGTAGCGTAGAACCACTTACCACAATTAGATCGTATTTACCTATGGTGACATCATTAACACGACCTACAATCTCACCAGTAAAATCATCGTATACTGGTCTATTTAGAACTGCCACACTTGTTCTACCATCTGGCTTCATCAGTCTAACGATCTTTTCGTCTGTGTATGTCTGTTGTACCATCTGTACCACCACTTTACCAATCTGATTTAGCATCTCATCAATATCATCTAGCTTAGACTTGATTCTGCGTTGGGCATACTCATCAATAGCTACTGTTCCTTTGTATGTTTGTGGAGCAGCACTTGGATCACCTTGTGATAAAGGATGTATCCCTAGAATATGATAAATACTTGATTTTGCATCTTCTTTGTTTTTATAAAGCTCATTAGGAAGAGGTATGGGACCCGCTACTATGGGTTGTCCTAGCTCAGGATCGTATTCAATGACTCCTGTACCCGCTCTTGACCATTCTTGTTCTAACTGCTTTCTATCCATAGATCCTCTAGGAATCAGAAGCTTTGTATTGGTAGAACTGGATGCGTGAGCAATAATTAAAGATGTTAATTTGTTTATGTACTCTTGAATAGGCTTTACAAATCGCACATCACTCATTGGATATGGATTTCTGTTGTGTCTATTCATAAGTGGCACAATTGGATACTCATCAATATCCATAATGCTGTGATCTAATAAGACTCCTCCAACAGAGAGAATTCTTTCAATTCTATCGGTTAATACCTGATTGAGAACAATGACACCCTCATCAATCATTTCTTTTTTTGTTACAGGAGTAATTCGTGTTGTTGAATTCGGTATAGCACCTTCGTGTTCTTCACCGGGCATTATTGAAGGCTGACCCGTTACAGGATCGGGCATCATATGATACACACCGCCTGTAGCTTCGTATACTTGTAATAACTCTAAAACTGCATTTTGCTCAGTTACGGGTTGAACCCCTTGAGCATTTTCCATAAAGATTGCAGGCTCTTGAGCAAATTCATTAAAGCCTTCTTCATTCATTATATTTTCTTCACCCGTTAAGGTGTCTAATAAATGGAAATAAGGAAGCTTAACCTTTTCATAGCGATCTATAACTTCGTAATGACGATAATATCCATCGTCGTCTTCAGTCGGGCCAATCCTTTGATCTTCCGATCCTTCTCTAGTTGTGCTTGGGTATCTGTTATTAGAAGATGATGTCATCATATCATCTAATTGATCTGCCATAGCTGGGTACATTGTTTTTATTTGCTCATCCGTAATGCGCTTTGAAACAATCATACAAGCCGAATCTCTAGCAAAGGGATCTTTGGCGTTAGGATCTAAATAGAGGTCAAGGGGGTCAATGCTTTTTATCTTTATTTCACCACGTCCGAAATCAGCCATTCCGTCTACATAGGTCTGCATAACCCCCATACCTTTTACATAGTAATCATCAACAACTTGCTTTAACTCAACATTCCCATTAGAAATATCCCATATATATGCCATAATATCCGAAAACAGGCGACCTACTTTATTGTCGGAATCGTCTCTGCCTGCGGATTGAAACTTTGGTTTATTGGCAGTTAGAAGTGCTTTAGCTTGTTCTACTGCGGGGTAAATTATATTATCAACGATTGGAACTTGAGAGCGGTTGGCTAATACTCTTTTATGTTCACTTTTCCATTGTTGATTGTTACGAAATTCATCGTCTTCCATTGCTTGGGTTGCCCACGTCGCTCTGCCTTCGTGATAGTTGTCAAGCAACTTTTCTGATTTGATTACTTCGGGATGTCTTTCGTGCGCCATATATTGCTAGATAATTATGGCGGTAATATTATCGAGGAGAATTTCCGATCCTCAACGCTCTAACTTAAACTAATTGCCAGTCGCTGAGTATATTTCGTATTCCTTTGGTTATAAGTGGAGCATCTTCATACTTATGATAAGGCACATAAGAGCCTTTATTAGCGTAAAATAAACCATCTAAGAGGTCATCGTGCTTTCCTCTAGGGAAAAGTAACAGTTCATTAATTAAATCTTGCTGATCTTCCTTTAAAAACATCTTATGATTGGCAAATATAGGCTGAAGAGATTCTAAGCGGTTGCTTTTAGAGGTTCTAGGGTTTTCTTTAATATTCAAACCAGGGATGAATAAATTTTCATCTCTAGAGCGTTTTAAGACGTATTCTCGTAACATTTCCTGATAGCCTACGGACTCTATTCTTGTTTTCTCAGAACGGTATCGTCTAAAATTGTTTACAATTGCTTCTGCTAAAGTAAGTGGAGTAGCGTGTTTTCTGTAATAAGGCAAGGAATACCGATTGTCTTCATCATCAACTGCTAAATTGTAAATAACGGAATAATCTGCTCCCCTTTTTACGCTTGATGCGGGATCTACACCCGTAAATACATTTACAGGAACCATTTTATCACATTTTTCACCATCCAATGAGGTTATTCTTAAATAACTTTTTCCTTTTTTACGAATAAAGTCACCATCATAATACCTAAAATCGTTTGCTTTAAAGAGTTGGTCCTCATCTCCTACAATTTCACAGGCATATTCCCTATAGAACACAGATAACCTATTAATAGATTCCAATTCTTTTTTCTTTTCAAGAAGTTTTTCAATACTCCACCATTCTTCCCAAAGAGCAATATTTTTATCGAAATCGGGTTTAAAGGTTAAGTTTACCCATCCGTGCATAGCTTTTAAGGTTTCCACCATACATCTTTGGTGCTGAGGCGTACCAATTATGACAATTCTGCCTTTCATAGGATCTAATGAAGGAACTGCACTTTGAAGGAGCCATCTTAGGTTATTTTCCATAGCTTCAGCAGTTTTGGTATTGTTTTCATCTTCAGGATCATCCACTATAATTAGCGTAGGTCTCTGATTTCCAACCTTAATACCTCTTAATTGTTGCCCTGTACCCTTGCAAATGACCATAGAACCGTCTTTTAATTCTATTTCGGACTTAGACCAGCTTCTAGCACTATGTTGCCCCCAGTAGCCAAATATGGAGCGAAAAGACTCAGAGTAATCCATCGTATCTTTTAGAAGACCCAACAGTTTAACTGCGTGATCCTGTGTTCGAGACACCAAAACAACCAATTTCTGCCCTTGCCCGAACATTAAATGATGCAAAGGAAATATACCACCCACTATGGAAGACTTAGCGTGTCCTCTAGGTGCTACAATATTGATTTGTTTCTTATCGGGATTTAGTAAATGTTCAGCTATATCGTAGTGAAACTTGGGAGAATTGACCGCAAACATATTTGACATACATATTTTGCCAAATAAGACCATATCGTGCCTCAATTTAGAGGCAATTTCTATTCTTTTCTTATCAGACACTAATAATCAGAGCCAACAAGTGCGTGTACATCGGCATCAGCAACTTCTAGACCCATATCTTCAGCTACTGCCTTTAATACGTGCATAAATGAAGCTAATTTCTCTTTATTTGAGTCTGTTGCCTTTATAACAATCGTCTTTTTATGCTTCTTGTGGTTTTTCATAAGGAAGCTCCTTTTTTTGAGACATTTTAAGACTCTTTTTTTCTTCGGTTGCAATCTGATCCAGTATGGTATTGGACATATCAATCTGCACAGTATCCGTAGTCATACTCTTTTTAGGTAGCATATCGAGTATTTTAACAAATTGTTCAGCACCTCTTAACATATTTGATGGATCTTTGTTTTCTTTAGCTATTTCTATAGCACCCAGTAACATATCAAGGACATCCCCTTGGGCAATATCCCTGTCTTTTAAGGCTTTTTGTATCTCATCATCCAACATTTTCTGAATCCTCTCTGTTTTAAATAGTCTTCGAGCAGTTAAATCGGGTCTTTCCTGATCTTTTCTATATATTTTACCAAGTAGGTTCCAATCAATCTTTTCACCGCCCAACATCATAGCAGCGTATGCTTTTACAACATTTTTAGTACGGGTTTTCTTGGCTTCTTGTTCGTGCCAAGGTCTGACACCCACCTGAGAGTACTGCCCCGCACTTCTATGAGGCAGATACTCCAGTTTAGACTTATTGACCCATTGTCTCCCATAAGGAAATGTGACTTGATCTACGTCTTTATACTGCTTTCTATAGATACATTCAGCAATATATCCATCATCGCTAATACCGTAATCACCTTCTTTGCACTCCTTCCAAGACTTATACTCTATCTCTCTATTACTTGCTTCTTCTTTAGAGTACACAGGGTAGGTGACATTTCGGTATTCATTTTTTTTAAATTTTCTAGTTATAAAATCCATATAGTATAATATATATACTGACTTGACAACTGTACTGTAATAGTATATTTTACTGTATAGTAACTATACAGACTATTATACAGAATATTATACAGTATAGTAATCCCTGCATTCAGTCGTATTCTATATGTTGTACTCCTTTAAGTCCATACCTCCAATCCTGTATCTGAAATATGCGTTCCATTATCTTCTGTTCAGCATCAAAAATGTTCATTATTCGGATAGCATCTTCACTTAATTCAACTACTTTCTCAAATTTCCCCGTTTCCGGGTTCATTTTCTCTATTACAGGCATTTTATCAGATTTCATAGATTGAAAGTATAAATGGAGAACAGGGATTCTCTACGCCCCAATCTCAAAAATTTAGTGTAGAATGTGTGAGGGAGATATACAGTACCCCGACCCCCCTTCGGTACAGGGCTATACCCTATACTTTTCGTTGAAAAAAGGTGTACAGCCTGTACCTCAGCCCTTGTTGCGCCCCGGTTCAATTTTTTAATCATAACATAAAGGACAACCTTA